CTGTGGATGTGAATGAAATCTCCAAAGATCAACTGGCACAAAAACTCATGCAATGGATAGCCAGCCACAAACTGCCCCCAGCAGAGTGGATCAAAAAGGGCGGGGAAGTACACCTGCGCACACCCATACAAGGACGTCCTGAACTGGGCTATGTGCAAACAGACTTCATGTTCTTTCCCAACTTGGACTGGGGCACATTTTTTTATTCTGGCGGTGAAGGATCAGCCTACAAAGGTGCCAACCGCAACATATTGATGTCAAGTATTGCCAAGCAACTGGGACTCAAAGTAGGCGCCAATGGCATGTTCAGCCGCACCAGCAATCAACTTGTAGACGGTGGACTAGATCCAGACTATGTGGCCAAAACATTACTAGGTCCACAAGCAACTCGAGAAAATTTAAAAAATGTAGAAAGCATTTTTGCCGCATTGGCCCGGGACAAAGACCGAGAAGCCAAGGTCAAGGACTTTCGTGAATATTTGACTCGTGAAGGTTTGCAACAACCTGATGCTGTGAAAGAAAATGCAGACACATACTTCCTGGCACGCCTGCGTGACAGGATTGTAAACCAAGGCATGCAACCCTTGGTGGAAGCGGAACCTGTAAATCCTTATAGAATTTATGAAGCAGAAGAAGCAGGAGTGGGCGGCAAAGCCAAAGGTATTGAGCACTTGGAAGATTATGTATTCCGCAACGGGCTGCCTGGTGTCGCCACAGCCTTGCAAATTGTACAGGCAGCAGCCGAGTCTCCTGCCAAAACTACCACGGTAAAGTGGGACGGCAAACCTGCGGTGATATTTGGGCGCAAACCCGAAACTGGTGAATTTGTGCTCACAGACGGTTCAGGATTTGAAGCCAAAGGTTATGATGGCCTAGCAACAAGTCCTAGAATGATGGCTGACATACAACGTACACGTTCAGGCGCAAGGGACGAGTTAATTCAACTATATGCAACACTGTGGCCCAAACTAGAAGCAGCCTTGCCCGCCAACTTCCGTGGCTATGTCAAAGGCGATTTGTTGTACATGAACACACCTCCTGTGGAAGCCGGTAACTACGTGTTCAAACCCAATACTGTGCAGTATCGTATTCCTGCAAAAACATCACTGGGTCAGCGTATTGGCGCCAGCGACACAGGTATCGCCATGCACTCCATGTATGCAGATGCAGGCGATGCACGCCAGCCACTAAGCGGTGTGCGTTTCAATGATGTGCCCGGCTTGTTGCTGATTGAACCCATTGGCGGCAAAGAAATCGTGCCCAACGCTGGCCTGATCAAACAAATCAAATCTGTGGCCAACAGTGCGGATGGTCGTGCCATTGCCACATTGTTCAACCCTGCAGAACTACGTGCTCAACAGATCACAGATCTGGCAAAATTGTGTGTGGACTACATTAATTACAGAATCAAACAACCTGACCCTAGTTTTGACAACCTGCTGGGCGGGTTTGGAGATTGGTTACAAACCAAAGTTACGCCTAAAAAATTCAACAATATTGTGGAATACTTGAACAGTCCTTCCAGCAATGCAGGCGCACTGTCGGCTGCATTCACACTGTTCATGCTACTGCACGACTTAAAAATAGATATCCTGCGCCAGTTGGATTTAAAAGATCCTGGGCACGAAGGTTGGGTCATGGCCACCCCTGCGGGCTATGCTAAAGCGGTAAATAGATTTGACTTTACAGCAAGAAATGCGGCGCAAAACAATCCGCAACAGGGCTAATTTTTACCAAAGGTATAAATAAAAGCAGGTCCACAGTGACCACTTAACTTTAAAGGAAAATTATCATGGCACAGTTTACAAAAACAAACGGAACCACACAACCAGTATTTGCACTGGACGTGGCCAACGGTTCAATCTCTGGAACAGCTAACGTTGCGGCCCAAGGCCCAGTGATGTTGTCTGGCCCACAACTGCAATTCTTCACACTCACAGCAAACGCTGCACTTACCAATGCTGGTAACGTCAACGGTTACTTGAACAATGTGTTGCAAGCAGTTCAATCAGGTGCTGGCTTGACAGTTCCTGGCGGTACAGTTGCTTTCTATCAAGCAGGTGCAACAGCCGGTACTATCAACTTGGCTATCTACCCAGCTGGTGGTTACACAACTGCTCAGTTGGTTGCTGCTGCTCAAACAGCCAACGCCACAGGTGGCTTGAACATTGGTATTCCAACTGCCAACGTTGCTGCCAGTGCAACATTCACTAACCTGTAATCAGTTTAGTTCCAACGCAACCCTGGACGTAAAAAATCCAGGGTTTCTTTTTGGCGTTAAATATGCACATAATGAAAGTCTTGTGCCGCACCCTTTTTGATTGTACCTTCACTGGTGTCACTGGACATCTTCGCCCACAGCAGTTACCATTTACCACAAAGACAGGCTTGGTAATCAATACCCCTGAACAATGGAATCGTGCTCGCAATCAGCAACGCAACTGGGAGAGTCTACTGCAAATAATGAGCCTGCGAACACAGCCCATGAATGTGGTGCCACCTACAAAACACACTGATGGATGGCACTTTGAATTTGACGTAGAATCTGAAGGCGTGCTTGGCAGCAATTTTGGCAGCGATGATTTAGATGGACTTGTTGGCGACTGCGAAGGTGTGCCCATGGTCACAGGCCTAGACGAAGCAGAAGTAGTCACTGCCACCTTGCATGCACAAGGCGTCAATCAAAACATTTGGTTTCAAACGGTAAATAACTCATTGGAGCCCGACCATGGTTGATACCACTGACATTGAAAAGAAAAGCCTTGAAGCCCACGTTGAACTGTGTGCAGAGCGTTACCGCATGCTAGAACTCAAAATAGAAACAGTGGAAAATGAAATCTCAGCAGTCAAGCACATGGTGTCAGAAGTACATGACATTGTGCGCCGAATGGGCGAAAAACGCAACGACCAACTGATTGCTTGGGGCATAGGCATCATAGGCACACTGTTGGCTGTGGTAGGTTGGCTCACAGCCCACTATATCAAGACGCTATGACTCGTGATCAAAAATTAGAACGCTTTGCTGAGCGTGAACTCAAACGTGTGTACACTGAACTCATCATAGATGATGAACACGGTGGCTATGTAGCGTTTGGGCGTTATCATTTGCGCCCCGAGTCAGCCGGCTTTGCAGTGTATCACAGTGATGATCTTGTGAGCACATTTAGTAGCAAAAAAACTGCCATGTCATGGTGTGTGGCAGATCACTTGCAACAGTACCGTCTGGCACAAAACATCCGCATACTTGACAACAAAAAACAAACACTCACTGCTGATATCCATTGCCGACGTGGGCAGGCGGATCGTAGCAGTCGCCCCGAATTCCGAGAAATGGTGCGCACCAAACTTGCACCCAAAATTGAGAACCTTACCTTGCTGAATCAAGAACTTGAAAAATGTTTAAATTCGGCTAAATATCTACAACTAAGAGGATTTGCCAAATGAAATTAACCGAACTGGCCACACCAAAAAAGAGCCGCCAAGTAGCCCAAGTATTCGAAAGTTACTTTGGTACCAAAATGCCTGTGAACCGACTCACATTGCGTGAAGCACAGGCCATGTTAAAACGTGTGCGTGGTGTCATAGCTGAACATCAGCGCAGTAGTACTCGTCACACCAGCGAGCGCAATCCTGCTTACTTGAAACTGGTGATGATGGAACAGGCTTTGGCACATCGTGTGAGTGAGGACATGGTTCCACCTGCAGGCACTGCACCAGCAGCCGCTGGCACAACTACAACACCTCAACAAAAGACAGCACAAGACGCTGCCCAAACATTGGCCACAACAAAAGATCCTGATCTCAAAGCAGCATTGACCAAGGCATCAAAAGGTCAGTCATTGAATCCTGATGAGCAAAAACTTGTTGCTGGTGCTGCTTTAATGAAAACAGAATCACAACTTCGCAGAGCCTATCAAATGTTGAAAGAGTCTGAAGTTCAGCAAGCACAAGTTGTGTTGGCCGCTCAAGACATGGTAGACAAAATGCAATCAATGTTGGAAGACACAACCGAAATGCAATTCAAAGAACTGCCTGCTCTAGTAGACAGTATCCGTAATCAAATTGGCATTGAACAAGCCACACAATTCAACAGTGATGCCACTGCGGCGTTGCAAGGTCTGGTACAAAATTTACAAGGTGCCAAGCAACAACTTGAAGCGGCGTTGGGAGTAGTAACTGGGCAACCTGCACCACTTGATACCAGCATGGCTGCCAGTGGTATAGGTGGCGAAGTTCCTCCTCCGGTCGCCGGTGCTGAAATGGGCGCTGAAATGGGTGCTGACATTGGTGCCGATTTAGGTGCTGAAATGGGCGCTGAAGAACCTGCACCGGCAGGGGCTGCTCTGGGTAGAGCACGTAGATAATGAGAATTGACGAAGTTGAAAATAGCAAAGCGCCAGATCCTAAACAATTGTTGGGTCTGGTGAATTTTCTTTCTGGACGAGCCGATGACGAAAATGCACAAAAGCAAATCAGCACAGATGCATTTATATCCGCTGCTCGTAGTCTAGGCTTCCCAATTAATAAAAAAAATGTTGTTAGTGTAGTAAGTCAAAGCCCATTGGATTCAGTGTTAGAACCAATCGATCCACAGAACCCTGCAGTAATCAAATACAAAGGCGCCGCACCCGACGGCCCAACCGAAATGCCAGTAAACAAAGCACAAGATATTGTGGCCGCATCGGCCAAACAAGCCGCTGCCAAAGACCGCGGTTTATAATCATTCCCATTGACACTTGTTAGTAAATACGCTATAATCAGCGAAGGAACATCACATGGCCTATTCAGAAAAAGTAATTGATCACTATGAAAACCCACGCAATGTGGGCAAGTTTGAAATTGACGACACCGTTGGCACAGGCATGGTGGGTGCGCCAGCATGTGGCGATGTGATGAAATTGCAAATCAAAGTTGAAAACGGGATTATAACAGATGCCAGGTTCAAAACATACGGATGCGGAAGTGCGATTGCCTCATCCTCTCTTGTTACCGAGTGGGTTAAAGGACGAACGCTTGACGAGGCCGCAGCTCTTAAAAATTCAGAGATTGCTCAAGAACTCGCATTGCCACCAGTCAAGATTCATTGTTCTATTCTTGCTGAAGATGCTATAAAAGCCGCTGTAGAGGACTATAGAAAAAAACATTAAAAATGATTGAATTAACAAAAACAAAAGTTATTGATCAAATTCACCACACTGAACCTCGTAAAAAATTAAAAATATTGTTTTATCATGCAGGTATACTTGAATGGTTTTATCCTGCGGCACTGCAATTCAAAACGTATATTGAATTGAATTATCCCGACACCGCACAGCACTTAGATTGGTGTATTCCCATACAACTGCAAATGACTGATCAAGATTTGATCGCTGCAATTAAAAACAGCGGTGCTGACGTTTTTTGTACCAGTCATTATTTGTGGAATCATGATTTTTTGAACAAACAACTAACACGAATAACACCAGAAATTAAAAATCAAGTTAAAATTATATCCGGTGGTCCCAGCATTGATGTGAATGCTGATCCTGAATTCTTTGACAAATACCCCTACATTGATTATGCTGTGTTTGCTGCCGGAGAACAAGCAATAGCAGATATATTAACTCACTTGGTTTTTGATAAACCAATGATTGCATTCAACACTTCAAATTGTGCCTGGAAACATCCTATAACCAATAAAATTGTGGTGGCAGAATACAAATTCGTCAAAATGATGGAAATCAGTCCATTGTTACACAATGAACAATTTTTTTCAGAAATGGTCGAAGATTTTTTTAAAAAATGTAAACACATGCAGTTTCCATATACGTTGACCAGAGGATGTCCTTATTCTTGTACATTTTGTGATTGGAACAGCGGATTCGGAAACAAGGTCAGTAGACGTAAAAATACTTATCAGCAAGAGATTGATTTATTTCACAAACTGCGTATCACAAATATCTATCTGGCAGATGCCAACGTAGGACAGTACGAAGAAGATGTGCAAATGGTAGAATATTTTGCCGAAAAAAACATCAAAGAAAATGCTGGATTCCATATCGGGGGCAACTTTAGTAAACTAAAAAAAGAAAATAATTTAAAAATATTTCATGCCATGGGCCGAGGTAATTTGGTCAACCGAACATTTAATATATCAGTACAAGATATCAATCCAGAAATATTAAAAAACATTGATCGCCCTGATGTTGGGTGGGATGTGCATGTTGCTATGGCCGATGAACTAAGACAAAGTTATCCTCATATAATAGTAAAAGCACAATTAATAAATTGTTTGCCAGGGCAGACTGTTAGTTCCTGGAGAGAAACAATCAGCCAGGTTGTACAAAACAATATCTTTCCAATAGTTTTTTTAAACGAACCATTGCCAGCAAGTCCAGCAATATACGATCCCAATTATCAAGAAAAATTTCAATTTGAGTATGTACACAGTTACAGGATCATGAGAAATGAATCTACTAGATACTCTAGTTTAATGCCAAAAAAAAGCAGGTCATTCACTCAAGAAGATGTTGTACATATGACTATTATATCTTCAGTGTACATAGCATTGTCTGCAATCAAGTTGTCAATAATACAATATGAGTTGGAAGAGTTTGATGTTGAAAAAGTAGCCGACAGTATAATAAGCACTCCGAACTATTCAATGCTGTACAATAACTTACTGCGTAATTGGGTTGACAACAATAATTTTTATTACACTGTGAATTTTGACGGGTCTGATGAAAGAATCTCAGATACAACTCTTTATAGATCTTTGCTTGCAACTAATACATTTTTAAAAATGACTGCTGTTGGTCTGCCGGCAAAATTAAGAAAAACGTTTATCAAGTTGATAATGGATGACACCATTGGCAGTTTTTTTTACAAAATATCAGAAGATTTTGACTGACATGATCACCATAACCGACGTTGCTAAAAGTAAAATTCAAAAATTAGTTGAAACCAAAGGCTATGCTGGCATACGTCTGGGTGTAAAAACCACAGGTTGCTCTGGACTGGCTTATGTGTTAGAATACGTTAAGCAGTATGAATCTGATGCTGGAACTATAAACTATGCCCAGAATAACTTCTGTGTTTTAGTTGACAAAAAACATGATGTGTATTTGCAAGGCACACAAGTAGACTATGTACGCCAAGGTCTCAATGAAGGCTTTGAATTCACCAACCCCAATGAACGTGACCGCTGCGGTTGCGGAGAAAGTTTTAGAGTTTAATTTGTTAAATCCCAGATTTGATTACCAACCTGTACCACGTGTCACAATCGAAGGCAAGAGGTATTATGCCACACCTGATGGCAACAAATTGCCCAGTGTCACAACCATACTTGACAAAACCAAAAGTGAGGAAAGCAAACGGGCCTTGCAGAACTGGCGAGCCAGAGTGGGCACAGAAGCGGCACAGGCCATTACAACAGAAGCAGCCAATCGTGGCACCCG